TCAAATGCCGATCGTGTGATCATGCAAAACCTTTTCAATCGTATGGTTGAACTCTTATCTAATAATAAGCAAATTTTCACACAAGCGAGGAAAGCAGTTCATGAAGATGTAGAACTGGAAGAAGCTGTGAAGGAAAATGAGGATTCTGAAAAAATTCCAGCATCAGGTCCACCCATGATTCTGATACTGAAAAGAAAATACATCCGTAATATGTCTAATAATATTCGGATTGCTCTTTACTACAACGACAAACTAAAGAAATTCTTTAGTGTGCCTTATTCATCATCTGGATCGGTTGATCTAACTGCATCGCTTCAGGCTGAAGATATTGTTATACCAGACGATATGATGGAATTATATCAATCACTTGACGAAGAAAATAAAAAAGTTTTTGTTGAAATGTTACAAGATGAAGACAGTCGAAAACAGTTGCTTGCATTCGCGTCCATTAAATGATAAATAGTATTATAAATAACAATATAGTAGAAGCAAAAAGTGATCTTTTTGCCATAATGAATGGCATTCTCACTGAGCGATTGGAAGATGTTAAACAATACGCTATCGCTGATATGTTTGAGACTATTGAACAGATTGATGAAGCACAGAATGTTCTCAGACTTGGTAGAACAAAACTGATTCGGAGAAGAATCCGGCGAAAGAATGATAAGATAGTTGTTCAAAGAAATATAAGAAGGTCTGCTGTAAAAGGTTTTACATTGCGTGGCGGTAAGATGAAAAGAATCACCGCAATGCAAAAAATAACAATGAAGAGGGCGCAGCGAAGGGGTGCTATAAAAAGAAGGGCACACAAGCAGCAAATTCTCAGAAGACGAATGATAAGTATAAGAAGAAGAAAATCTTTAGGAATACGATAAATGTCATATGAAATAATTAATGCATCTAGGGGTCGAGTAACATTGAGAGTTGTTGGAACCGGTTCAGTTTCAATTGAACTTGCCGATCTTGTTGCTAATACTGTTAGTGCACAAAATACTCACGCAATCGTTGAAGAGATTGTTAGTAGAGCTATTATCACTCAGGCACACTGGGCTGCCAATACAGGTAATGCTTATTGGTCTGTGAAAAGAAATACCACAGAAATTCTTCAATTGCCTGGAACGGGTGCTATACCCTTTAATACATTCGGTATGACTGTGGCTAATACAGCTACTGCCAACATCGTTATTGATCTTGTTAATGGTGGTAGCGGAACACTGATTCTTGAGTTAACCAAAGATGCCACCTATTCACCTGCCATAGAGTAAATAAAATGAAACTTATAAGAGAACATGTAGAAAATGTGAAGTATCTTACCGAAAAGACTGAATCTGGTAAGAAGAACTACTTCATCGAGGGTATCTTTATGCAGGCGGACAGAGTAAACCGCAATAAAAGATCATATCCTTTTGAAACTCTGAATAAAGAAGTTCAAAGATATAACGAGCAATATGTTGCGACGAATAGAGCTTTTGGTGAACTAGGTCATCCTGACACACCTTCTATTAATCTAGATCGCGTGTCGCACATCATTAAAGAATTAAAAAGCGATGGTGCTAATTTCTATGGTAAAGCAAAAATCCTAGAAACACCTTATGGCAATATTGTAAGAAATTTAATTGACGAAGGAGCGCAATTGGGTGTTTCTTCTAGAGGTATGGGTTCTTTAGCAGTGATTGAAGGCACTAATGTTGTTCAAGATGATTTTATGTTGGCAACTGCTGCTGATATTGTTGCTGATCCTTCTGCACCAGATGCTTTTGTTTCTGGCATTATGGAAGGGCGGGAATGGATGTTTGTTGAAGGTAAGTTTGTTGAAGTGGATATCGCCAACGCTAAGAAACAAATAAAACAAGCCTCAAGAAATCAAATTGAACAAGTTGCATTCAAACTGTTCGAAGGTTTTCTGAAAAAACTGTAAATACTAAATAATATCACATAGAAATAATAAGGAGATTTTCAATGTCCAACAAACTATTCGAAGCCGCTGCCGACATTCTTGCAGGTAGCAAGAAATCTGCTCCAGGCATGTCACCTGAAAAGTTAGGTGATGAAGTTGTTGATTTGGGTGGTCCTACTCCCCAGAACAGCAAACCAACTGACGATTCAAATAAAATCGCAGCTACCAAGGCTGCAAAGTCTGCTGCTGCACCTAAAACTCATCCTTCCGATGCTTCAGGCAAGGTTCAGGAAGAAGAAATTGCAGAAGAGGATATGATCGCCGAGGATGTATATGAGATGTTCGGTGATGAAAACATTTCTGAAGAATTTAAGTCAAAGGTTTCCACCATTTTTGAAGCGCGTGTACATGATCGTGTTTCTCAGATTCAAGAAGAAATGGATGAGAAGTATTCATCTATGCTTGAGGAAGCCATCGATATGGTAAAAGTTGACCTGACAGAGAAGGTAAATGATTATCTATCCTATGTCGTTGAACAGTGGATTGAAGATAATGAAATTGCCATCGAAAGAGGTCTAAGAACAGAGATCACTGAAGAATTTATTGGTGGTCTACGCAATCTATTTGCGGAACATTACATTGATGTTCCTGACGAAAAGGTCGATCTCGTTGAAGAGCTTGCTTCTAAAGTTGAAGAACTGGAAGAATCTCTAAATGAGGAAGTTGAGAGAGGTATGTTTTATAAGAAAGAACTCATCGAAGCAAAGAAAAATGAAGTTCTATTCATTGTAACTGAAGGTCTAACTGATACCCAAGCAGAAAAAGTTCGCACACTTGCAGAGAGTGTTGATTTTTCCACAGAGGAAGAATATGCTGAAAAACTTGGCACTATCGTTGAAAATTATTTCCCTTCACATGTAAAACAAGCTGATGAGACTCAGTTCCAAGATCAGATCGAAGAGGAAGTGCAGCGCCCAGCCGGATATGTTGATCCCTTCGTTGCTGCCGTCACACAATCAATTTCCAAGACATTAGTCAAATAATAACATAAAAAGAATAGGAGAAACAAATGTACTTGTCCGAACAACTACAACAAAAATGGCAACCAGTTCTAGAGCATCCAGAACTGCCTAAGATTGCTGATCCATATCGCAAAGCCGTTACTGCTATGATTCTTGAGAATCAGCAACAAGCTATGCTCAAGGAATCACAAATTCTAACCGAAGGTCCAACCAATGTTGCTGGTACCGGTGGTTTCTCTGGCGCTGCCAATGCTGGTGGTCCAGTAGCTGGCTTCGATCCAATCATGATCTCTTTGGTTCGTCGTTCCTTGCCAAACCTGATTGCTTATGATGTCTGCGGCGTTCAGCCAATGACTGGTCCTACAGGGCTTATCTTCGCAATGCGTACCCGTTACGATGGGCAAGCAAACACCAACAGCGAAGCTTTCTACAGCGAAGCCAACACCGCCCATTCTGGCTCCGGTGCTCATGCCGCCTTTGGTGTTGATGTTGTTGCTAACACCGCTGCTACTTTCGGTACCGTATCCACTGGTGCTGGTATGGCTACAGCTACTGCTGAAACAGGCAAAACCAACAACGCAGGGGCTACCACAACTTTTAACGAGATGGGCTTCTCCATTGAGAAAGTTACAGTTTCCGCAACAACTCGCGCACTTAAAGCTGAATATTCTCTTGAGCTTGCTCAGGATCTAAAGGCTGTTCATGGTCTTGATGCCGAAACCGAATTGGCAAATATTCTGTCCACAGAAATTCTTGCTGAAATCAACCGTGAAGTTATTCGTACCATTTACAACATCGCCAAGACTGGTGCTCAAGTTGGTACTACTGCTGCTGGTACTTTTGACCTTGATACAGACTCTAACGGTCGGTGGATGGTTGAAAAAGTTAAAGGTCTTGCTTTCCAGATCGAGCGTGAAGCTAACACTATCGCTAAAACAACCCGTCGCGGTAAGGGTAACATCATGATCGTTTCTTCTGATGTTGCTTCTGCTCTAGCTATGGCAGGCATTCTAGATTATCAGTCTGCTCTAAACAGCCAAGTCAATCTGACTGTTGATGACACCGGCAATACCTTTGCTGGTACACTATTCGGTCGCATTAAGGTTTACATTGATCCATATGCTCCTACCTCCGCAACTCGTGAGTTTGCTGTTGTTGGCTACAAGGGTTCTAATGCATATGATGCTGGTATGTTCTACTGCCCATATGTTCCATTGCAGATGGTTCGCGCCGTTGATACTTCTAACTTCCAACCAAAGATCGGCTTCAAGACTCGTTACGGTCTAGTTGCTAATCCTTTCGCCGAAGGTACCAGTGAAGGTTATGGTCGTCTGACTGCTCAGACCAACAACTATTATCGCGCATTTAAGATCGCAAATCTCATGTGATAACAGTTTAGCCTAATAACTATAACAACAAGGCTAGAGGGGGGAACGAAAGTTCCTCCCTTTTTTATTAGCATAAATATGAATATGACTACACTTTCCAGAACTCCCGCTAATCATAACTTATTGCATCCTAATAAGTTCCAATTAAACTTTTCCAGATTACCGAATACCACCTTTTTCTGTCAATCTGTAAATTTACCTGGTGTGTCACTGGGTGAGATATTACAATCAACCCCATTCATCGATCTGTATAGACCTGGTGAAAAACTGCTGTATGACACTTTGAATGTAACTTTCATGGTTGATGAAGATTTAAATGCCTGGAAAGACATACATGATTGGATTCGAGCATTAACTTTCCCAACAGATTTTTCTGAATATCGAAGATTACCACAATTGCAACAGGCTTTT